GTCTCTGCTCCAGCTATCGCTAGTGTGGCAAGCGGAGATTTATTAACTGCAGAAATAACTGTATCAATACTAACGAGCTGGAGCTAAAATGAGTCTAACACCAGAAGATTTAGCCTTCTTGAAGAAGATAGGCCAGATCAAAGAAGCACCAACACCTGCACCAACTAAAGAGAAAGATAAGGAGTAATAATGGCAATTTTCTTAAACAACACAGCTGTAGTAACTTTTAACAGCGTTGATTTATCAGCGTATGTAACAGCCGTAACTATCAACCAAGCATTCGATGAACTAGAAGTAACTGCTATGGGCGATACTGCACACAAGTTTACTAAAGGATTAGAGGCATCAACAATTACTCTAGACTTCCTTAACGACAATGCAGCAACTACTGTAATTCCAACACTGCGTGCTGCCTACGGTACAACTGTACCTGTGACAATCAAGCAGGCTACTGGTACAACAACTGCCGCTAACCCACTTTACAGCACTACCGTTTTAGTGAATAATCTACAAAACATCAACGGTGCTGTTGGCGATATATCATCACAAAGCATCACATTTACCTGCAACAGCGTAATATCTGTAGCGGTAGCATAAGGAGAAATAATGGCAAAGCTAAAGATAACAAGGGCTAATGGCGAGGTAACAGAACATAAGATCACGCCAGGTGTCGAGTACGCTTTCGAGTTAAAGTACGGCGCAGGAATTAGTAAAGTCCTACGTGACCACGAACGGCAGACCGAGATTTATTACTTGGCGCATGAGTGCTTACGTAGGGCTAACGTAACTGTACCTGTGTTTGGTGTTGAGTTTATTGACAGCCTAGAAACTGTCGAGGTATTAGACGAACCAAAAAAATAGCACAGCGTAATTCAACTCTTTACTCTATCGCTGCTTTAAGTGTAGAGACTGGAATTGCGCCGAGTGAGTTTATTAACATGGACTCAGAAATGTTTTCAGCAATTATTCAAGTCTTAAACGATAGAGCTAAGGAGATCAAAAATGCCAGTAGAGGTCGTAGGCATTAAAGATGTTCTTAAAGGTCTAGAGTTTATTGATGAAGATATGCGTATACGCATTAGGACTGCTATTGATCCAATTATGCGTGGGGTAGCATTCAAGGCCAAAGGCTTTGTAGCTGCTAATACCGATGTGTTATCTGGGTGGGCTAGAGCATCTGGCAACCCTGGAACATTCCCTAAGTATGATGCGAGTGTAGTCAGAGGTGGTATTGGATATAACCCAGGCGAAAACAAAACATTTAGAAATGGGTTTAAGGTAAGCAACTATGTTTACAATGCCAGCAGACCTGGTGCTATCTATGAAGTAGCAGGCCGCCTAAATCCACAAGGCCGTGCGCCATTTACATTTAAGCATGAAGGCAGCGGTACCTATGTTAAAAAATCTGCTAGAAGCAAAGCGTTGGATTACTATGATTCAAATAATCCATTTGCTAGCCAGCAATTTGTAGGTGCATTAGAGCCAGTAACAAAACAACCAAAGATTAAAGATATTAGAGGGGCTGGTCGTAAGACCCAGGGTCGTTTGATTTACAAGGCTTGGGCACAAGATAGCACTAAAGTTTATGATGCAATTTTAAAGGCCATAAACGCTACAGCTATACAATTTAACAAAGCCACAGAGATTAAGAAGGCAGCCTAATGGCCAATGTAGTCGTCTCGGCTATTGCCACCTTTAATGGCAAAGCATTAAAAAAGGGTCAAAAAGAAATATCGGCATTTGATAAAAGTGTCAAGAGTTTAGGGCGTACATTTGGCACAGTATTTGGTGCAGCAGCATTATTAACATTTTCTAAGAAAGCAGTAAAGGCATTTGCAGCCGATCAAGCAGCAGCTAAATCCCTAGAAGTACAGTTAAAGAATACTGGCTTTGCATTTGCAACACCTTATGTAGAGAATTATATTGCTAACCTACAAAAACTAACAGGAGTATTAGACGATCAATTAAGACCAGCATTCCAGTCTCTATTGACAGCAACATCATCAATCACTTTAAGCCAAGAAGCGTTAGACGTTGCTTTAAATACATCTGCTGCTACTGGCAAATCATTACAAGAAGTAACAGACGCAATAGTTAAAAGTTACAATGGACAAAGTAAGGGATTAAGAACCCTAGGAGTTGCCCTATCTAAGACTGCACTAAAAACTGGCAATACAGAATTAGCATTAAAAGAATTACAAAAAGCATATTCTGGACAAGCTGCCGCAAGACTAGGAACTTATGCTGGCAAAATGGATTTATTACGAGTTGCCGCTAGTGATGCTACAGAGGTTATTGGTAAAGGGTTAGTAGATGCTTTGACCAAGTTAGGCAAAGACGATTCTATACAAAATGCAGCAGACTCTATGAATAGTTTTGCTTTGGCTATTGCCGATACCATTAGAGGATTAGGCACATTAACTGGTGAGGTTAAAAAGTTTGCAAGTACGGACATAGGAAAACTATTAACAGGCTTGGCATTTCTTGTCTTTGGGTCAAAGAAATTAGTTATTGGTGGAGCGTTGGCTTTAATTGCTAACGATATTGGTAGAAGTAACCCTGCTGCTCAACCCAACGTAGGTGGCTATTCAGGTATACCGTCTGTCCAGGAAAGAATCAGAAAGCAAGAATTTGATGCACGTAAAAAGTTAATAGATGCATTAAAGGCAGAAGAAGCATTAAAGAAGCTTAAAGACAAATACGATCTAGAGCGCATCAATCTAACAGCTGCTCTTAATGCTGCTACCGATGAAGAGACTAAAGTTAGACTTGCTGAGAAGTTAGCCATATTAGATGGTAATGCTGCTATGGCTGAAAAGTATTTATTACAAAACGCTGAAAATGAAGCAATACAAACAGTAACCGATTCTTTGGTTATATTAGCAGGCGCAGCGATGGATTCAGCTGATAAGTTTAAGCAGATAAATCCTTTTGCTGGCACGATGTATGGCGAGACTGGCAGAGATCCTATGAAAGGCGTAGACCTTGCAACATTATTAGGATTATTAGGTGGATTAAGTTCAGGACTTGGTGGCTTAACAAATAAACAACCTACACAAGCATTCCCAACATTAACACCAGAATTTTATTCAGGTCAAAGAGATATAACAAATCCTTTAGCAGGTACATATTATGGTGAAACTGGTAGAGATCCAATGCCAGTAGAAATTAAAGTAACTGTAGACGCTGGTGGCGACAGAATGAGTCAGGCTATAGCAGAGAGCATACAGGTGGCCACAAGGTCAGGTTACTCAACAGTACCTGCTGGATTCTTAGTATGACAGTACCAGTAATAAATGCAGTAATTAACTTTAGTACTGGACCTGGTTTTGCTCAGGCCCTTATTTTAGGATCAGGAATATTAGGCACTAATGCTTTAGCAGATTCAACAGCTATAATTGTAGATGTATCTAGTCAAGTAAATCGTATTGAGACTAACCGAGGCCGCACCGCTTTGTCAGATCAATTCCAAACAGGCGCACTTACTTTACGCATCGTAGATCAAAATGGAGATTTTAACCCACAGAATGTAAGTGGTCCATACTACAATTTATTAACGCCTATGAAAAAAGTGCAGATTACTGCAAGTTATAGCGGTGTCACATATCCCATATTTTCAGGATTTATTACAAGTTATGTAACTACTTATCCAGATGACTCTGGTGAAGATTTAGCCATGACAACAATACAAGCTGTAGATGCATTTAGATTAGCCCAGGTAGCACAAATAAGCACAGTCGCAGGTGCAAGTGCTGGCAATTTAGCAGGCACACGTATCAACCAGATATTAGATGAAATTGACTGGCCTTCTTCTATGCGTGATGTAGATGCAGGACTTACTACTATGCAGGCAGATCCAGGTACTAACCGCACAGCCCTAGCAGCTTTGACTACTGTATCTACCTCAGAGTATGGTGCTTTATATGTAGATGCAGCTGGGTCTTTTGTATTCCAAGATAGAAATGTGACCGCTGGATCTATTGCTGGCACACCTACAGTCTTTGCAGACAATGGCACAGGGATAGTTTATTTTAATGCTAATTGGATACTAAATGATGTGCTTATATTTAATAAAGCCACTATTACTAGGACTGGCGGTACTGCACAAGTAGCATCAAATCAAGCCAGTATAGATAAATACTTTTTACACAGTTATTTCTTAGACAAATTACTTATGCAGACCGATGCAGTAGCCCTAGATTACGCACAGGCTTACGTGGCTAGTAGAGCCGAGACCAGCATACGAGTAGATGCCATAGTGCTTGACCTGTATACCCCTAGTTATAACACAGGCATAATTGCAGCTTTAGACCTAGATTTCTTTGATCCAATAAAGGTCATTACTACCCAACCAGGTGGATCTACCCTGGAGAAAACATTACAGATTTTTGGTGTAAGAATGAACATAACACCGAATAGTTGGAAAACCACGTTCACGACATTAGAGCCAGTCATAGACGCATTTATCCTAAATGATACGATTTATGGCACTTTAGACTATAATGTCCTAAGTTACTAGGGAGTATAAATGGCAGCAGGATTAGGTTTTAAGGACTTTGTTACAGGCGAGGTATTGACCGCAGCCGATGTAGATGGATATTTAATGCAAGGTGTCTGGGTCTTTGCCAGTGCCGCTGCTAGATCTGCAGCTGTAACTTCACCGCAAGAGGGTAATTATTCTTTTTTGAAAGACACAAATAGCACCGAATATTATGATGGTTCTGCTTGGGTTGCAGCTGGTGGTGGCGGTGGTGGTAAAACTTTATTGGCTACAACAACCCTTTCAGGTTCTTCAACAAGTATTACTTCAATCGACCAAACATACAAAGATTTATTTCTTGTAGGAAACATTAGAACAAGTACCAATACTGGTATTTCATTAAAGTTTAATGGCAATACTACTAATGGCGATTACAGCAGTTATAGATTATATAACGAGGCTGGCGGTTCATACAATTATGGTGACATCAATGCTGGCGATTTAGGCCAATCCGATAGTAGTACAGCTTGGAATGCTCAAAATTATACTAACTTAACAATTTGGAGATATGCAGAAACAGAATATAAGCAAAACTTTTCATTTGTTAGATCAGTGGTCGGTGGGGTTGTTCGTGGTATGTATGAACATGGTGCATTTAATAGCACAGCCGCAATTACGAGTATCCAAATTGGATGCGGTTCAGGAACTTTAAGCGGCACAGTCTATCTATATGGAGTGAAATAATATGACTAAACCAAAGGTAAGAATCCATAATACAGAAACAAATGAAATAATTGATCGTGAAATGAATGATGCCGAATTTGCTGCTTATCAAATAGATCAAGCAAATTATGAAGCCAAGCTAGCCGAAGCTGAATCAAAAGCAACTGCCAAGGCTGCATTATTAAACAAGCTTGGTATTACAGCTGAGGAAGCGTCTTTACTTCTTTCATAATGAAACCATGGTTATGCGCTGCAGGTACACAGTTAAGAGATCAGATTGATACCTGGTACCCAGATCGTCGCACTACCTCTGATGGGTGGCTGGGTGATGCTCGTCATTCCACCACAAAATCGGATCATAATCCAGATGCAGATGGGTGTGTACGAGCCATTGATGTTGATTCTCGCTTGGGTTCATCCGAAGGGATCTCAGTATATTTGGCTGACCAGATCAGAATCTGTGCAAAGACCGATAAGCGCATATCTTACGTAATTCATAATGGCATGATCGCTAGCAGGATACTTAATTATAAGTGGCGCAAGTACAGAGGTTTTAACAAGCACACAAAACACATACATATCAGTTTTACAAAGTTAGGCGATAAAGATAGCAAGCCGTTTGACATACCACTACTAGGGGGTAACTTATGAAGATCAGTAATAAGCAGAAAGCAATACTTAAATCATACTTTAGGGGTGTGCTTGTATCATTTTTAACGTTCTTAGCAAGTAATGAGTTAGGACTAGATCCAGTAGTGTCTGTAGTAATTGCAGCATTAGCAGGACCAGCAGCTAGGGCTTTAGATAAATCCGATGATGCTTATGGCCTCGGTGCAGATGAAGCATGAGTCCTGCAGAATGGGCAGCCTTTGGCGCTGGCGGTTGCGCCGTGCTGAGTACCGTGCTGATAGGATTACGTTTTTTAGTTAGAGGCTGGCTTAATGAGTTACGCCCAAATGGTGGCTCTAGTATGAAAGATCAACTTACAAGATTAGAGCAGCGTGTCGATGAATTGTATTCTCTAATAGTTAAGAGACAATAAACACATGGCTGATATAAGACGTAAACGAAAGAAAATCAATAGGCGTGTGGTGCGTAAATCACCTGAGCCATTAACTAAATTAGAAGTGTTTTATATAGCCAAGCATGAGATGTTTAGAGCTGCACGCAAAGCTGGTTTTTCAGAAAGCGTTGCACTTTATTTAATGGATAGCCCATCATCTATGCCCGACTGGGTAGTAGGCGAAGACGGCATTATTCCAACTATCCCTACTCCAGAAGAGGATGAAGATTAAGCGTTGGCTAGTAATATCCGATTTACAGATCCCATACCATCATGAGCAGGCAGTCAAGAATGTCATTAAGTTGGCAAGACGTGAGAAGTTTGATGAGGTTTTATGTGTTGGCGATGAGATCGACTTTCAGACAATTAGCAAGTGGGCCGATGGCACACCTTTGGCTTACAGTCAGACTCTTAATGAAGATCGTGCAGCTTGTCAAGATATTCTCTGGGATCTTACCGAGCATAGTAAACAAGCTAGTGTTATCCGCTCTAATCATACTGATCGCCTTTACAGTACTTTACTAAAAGCACCTGGCCTTATAGGTCTACCAGAGTTGCAATACCCTAAGTTCATGGACTTTGCTGGTATGGGCATTGACTATTACAAGACGGCTTATGAGTTTCACCCTGGGTGGGTATTAGCCCATGGCGATGAGGGCAGTATGAGTCAGCACGCAGGTATCACAGCTCTTAACCTGGCTAAAAAATGGGGCAAATCGGTCATAGCAGGACATAGCCATAGACTAGGCATGAGTGCCTATACAGAAGCCATAGGAAGCCATTACAGACCCTTATATGGGGTT